ATTGTCTGGTCTGCCCAGAATTGATACCAGCCGGTTAGCTTATGCTTACCATCAACGTCCATATAAGCCCGTCCAATGCTGCCATCAACCAGCAGACCCTTCTTGTGGTCCAAGCTCAACCCATTGGTAGCCAGGAACGCCTCAAATTCTTGTCTGAAGTTGCCCGTTATGGGCCTAGATTTATCTTTGTGGTTCGTTGCACTGACTAAAAATGACATTTATCTTGATACCTCCGTTAGAATGTGTAGAATAGTGCAAAGAGTTACAAACAACAACCCATAAACAAGAGGAATTGCAAAATGGCACTTACAGCAAGCGCAGGAAGTGGTGGAGAATCAAGTTTTGAGACCGTCCCACCAGGCTCATACGAGGCTATTTGCTATCGACTTGTCGATGCAGGCACAGCCGAAGAAGACTATAAAGGCGAGATTTCCAAGAAGCATAAGATTTATATCTTTTGGGAAATCCCCGAACTCACGCTTTCCGACGGGCGGCCATATTCTATCTTTCATGGCTACACCTTGTCACTCAACGAAAGATCTAATTTGCGGCGTGACCTCCAGGCTTGGAGAAACAAGCCTTTTACTGAGGATGAGCTGCAGGCATTTGACCTAACCAAGCTGTTAGGTGTTACCTGTAAGATCAACGTGGTCCTTAACAGTAACGGAAACCCTAAGATAGACGGCATTTTCTGTTCTGACGGTGGTGCCAAGAGAGTAGAGACAACCAACCCTACCTCAGTTTTCGACCTGGAAGAATACTGCAAAGAGTTCTCCGGTGAAGCCTCTGAGACCAGCAAGGCGCAGTGTGACGTTTATGAAGAGCTCCCGCGCTTCATTCAATGGAGAATCGGCGGTTGTGATGAGGTTGACAAAGATCCTGTGCGACCATGCTTTGAAGTGGCAGCAGCGCAAAAGAAAGGTCAACCAGCACCTGTTGCTGCAGCACCTCAGCGAACAACTGGGTTAGAAGCGATGGCAAAAGACCAGGCTAAAGCTGCAGTAGCTGCCGCAGAAACAGCTAAAAATGAACCATTAATTGATGATGATATTCCATTCTAGGAGGACTTATGAAGGTTCAATTAAGTGCGGACGAGGCTAACAGACTGCTGGTAACTCAGCGGTCTTTAGGTCTAAGCAATGTTGCTATGGCAGAACACCTAGGTGTAAGCCCTGGCGTTTGGAGTAGAGCATTAGACGGGAAGAAGGTCAGGATCGATAGCTACAAGAAGCTGACTGCAATCCAGGTTGATTTCCAAATGGGCGATGCCCACGACATGGTGAACTCACCAAGCCATTATGCTGACTCATCCATAGAATGTATTGACGCTATGGTGGCAGCCTTTGGTCAGGAGCGGGTCCAGGATTACAGTGAGATTGCAGCCTTTAAGTATCAATGGCGCTGCGGGAAAAAGTTGTACAACGATGCCAACCAGGATAAAGCTAAGTTCGTTTGGTATCTCCGTTACTCAATGAGGGATGACCCCAGGGAAGATTAGTATGGATTTTAAACCAGGTATTTACGAAGACCTTGATTACCCTACCTATGACTCGATACCAGCTTGGAGGTCCCACGACCTGACCTCTATTGCTAAATGCCCATTCACCTGGAAGAACCGGAAGTTCAACAACTCCCCCGCTCTAATGGAGGGCAGGGTGCAGCACACCGTGTTCCTGGAGCACCACAAATTCCACGATGAATTTGCCCTGGAGCCTAACGTAGACCGTCGCACTAAGGTTGGAAAGGATGAGTACGCCGACTGGCTCTCTACGGTTGGAGATCGAACACCTTGCAAGCAAGATATGTATGAGGTGTGCATGGAAAGGCGCGAGGTGGTGGCAGATTTCATTCCTAAGCCGGAGCACCGTGTTGAGCTAACCCTTTGTTGGGAATGGCTGGGGCAGCCTTGTAAGGGCAAATTAGACTGGCACACTGGCACTGACATCTGGGATCTAAAGACATGCCGAGACGCATCTCCCAGGGGATTCAAATCTGCGATCAATACCTTTAAGTATCACCAGCAGGCAGCTTACTATATTGCTGGCTGCCGAGCTGTTGGTCTACCGACTGCAAAGTTTTATTTCTTAGCCCAGGAGAAGATGGCGCCCTATCCTTTTGCGATCTACACACTGTCAGACGAAGCGATAGCGTATGCTGACGCTAAGAATGAACAGTCTTTAGCGATTGGAATGGCCTGCAGGGAGAGCGATATCTACCTGCCGTATAACCAGGATGGAATCAAGGAGTTTGATGTCGGTGATATTTACTGAGGCAGAGCAGCAGAAGGAGGACCTTTGGGCGCAGCAGAAAAAGTATCATGCTGCCAGGATGACCTGGAAGAGAAGAATGCAGATAGTGCCCAGCGGTAAACGTACCTGGGCCCAGTGGTTTGAGAAGATGTTTGGTGAGAACCTAGAGAAATACGCCAAGCGTATGGCCGAAAAAAAGCCCCAGTAATGGGGCTATACTTTCTTATCTACTATGTTCCCTTTAGAGGATATCTCTTTAACAAAAGACTCCTTCTCTTCTTCCTCCAGGTCATACTCATCGTCAACCCAGTCTAGGTCTCCGTGATGCCAGTCGGGATCTGGCCAATCTTTACCGCACATCAGTGAAGGCCCTGACGTTCAATTCTCTTTAGAAACAGCCCACCTTCAGGTGTTACCTCTAAGACAAAATGCTCGCCAACGTCGTACCCTTCTGGCATTTTAATACCGTTGGAGCCATCAGTCTCACTAAAGTCGATGCCCGCACCATCTATCTTAAATTTATACCCAACGTACATCATAATTAGCCCTCGATTCTGTCATGTATCGCTACCGCACCATACCAGCTGCTGCCTAAAAGTTCTCTACATTTTTCGTTAAAACGACTGTCGCTGCACCCTGCATAGTTTCCACCAAAACAAGTCCATTTTTTTCCTGCGTTTTCAGGCTCGATTCTCAAGATCTTCATCCCACCTATCGGCTCTGCCATAACCAAGACAGCAGCTGGCCTGTCTTCGCTGGGCTCAAATGGACCATCGACGTTGGTAACACACAACATATTAGACTTGCTGCTGATACCGCCAGCGGTGCAGTCCACATCACCGAAAGGCTCGGCACCGTAACTTGTCTTATAAACATTAACTAACATACCCATTATACTTTCTCCTTTAATCAAATAATCTTAACCAGCTGTTCAACTCTTTCTGAGACACTTGGCGTACTGTTTCTAGCTGGGGTCTCAATGATTTATGATTACCCCATTCCTGCATGACCTGCTTCTTAGCACTAGGGAGTGTCTTGGCCATCACTGTATTGAATCCACCGCCGTGGAAATTAAACAAAAACTCTTTCATGGGTTTTTCCATCTCACTCTCTCCTCAAATTGATTAATTACCCTACATACATATAATAGCATATATCGTGTCGTTGTACACATATTTGCACACTGTAGTTAGACCAATAAGCAATAAGGATTTTAGCTTATATATCTTTTTATTCTATATATATTTGTGCAAAGACTTGCACAACGACACGATATATGTGAATATAGCTAGGTGGTAATCAATTAGCAATTAAGGAGATCGAGATGAGAAGAACAATGACCAGAGAATTTTATATCCCAGGAGACTCTGTTGAGGTTAAGCCAGAAGGCGTTGAAGCGGTAGCCTACTACTATGACAGTGGTGCCGGTAAGCCCGCTGCCATGATCTTCATTGGCAAGCAGCAGAAGCCAGCCAAGCACTTTCACTTCAAGAGCGTCGAGCGAAGAGAAGAGTATGTCCAGGAGATCTTCGGTAACGTCAAGGCCAACGCAGAATACAAGAAGGAGAAGGCCGCCAAGGCTAAGGCTGCCAAGGCTGAGGCTGCTAACACTGTCAAGGTTGGAGATATCTTCGATACTTGCTGGGGCTATGACCAGACCAATGTTGAGTTCTACCAGGTAGTCGCCAAGAAGGGTCAGATGATCGACGTAATCAAGATTGGCCAGGTCACTGTGGAAAGCAACCAGAGCTGTGACTATGTTGCTCCAAACCCTGAGCGCAAGATAGGAAAGATCATGGCCAAGAGGATCAACCAGTACGGTGGATTCAAGGCCCACGGATGTGCCAACGCCAGCCCTTACGGCGGGCAGCCCAAGTATCAAACTGCCTGGGGTTACGGACACTAAACCAAGAGCCCCCTTCGGGGGGCATAGGAGATCAATGTGAACAACTTTACTAAAAATGATTTAATGAAAATGGACCGAGGATGTCAGAGCGGATCTTGCCAATATAGCCACACCAAGCTGGCCCACATGCGTGACCCCAGCATTTTCAAGTATGTTGCAAAGACAGACAAGGTGCTTTGCTTAAATTGTTACAAGAAAAAATAGTTATTCAACCTCTTCATAAAGGTGTTTGTTTCTGCGCTTATCGTGAAGCCAGAACACCAGGAGATATCTGTCGCCACTCTCTACGGCTAGACCTCGGTGGAGGTTGGTAAAGGATGGGAAGATCAAAGCATGGCCAGAGGGCAGCGGCTTGAGCGTTCCATGATTATGAAACTCAGTGCCACCCCCAACATAGTCGCCAGTGTTGAGAGGAATAACCACAGAGATATCTGCAGACTCATCGTGGTGCCAGGCACCCTTCTGCTTATCCTTGGGGTTGTAGTTTGCAATCTGCACCGAGGATATATCGAAACAGTCGCGTTGGTACAGGGTCAAGAAGATAGGGTTTAAAACGGTTTGTACGACGAACCACATACGGCTGTAGAGCTCGGGGCAATGCTCCCTAAGAACAATCTCAGGGATCTGACGCAGCACATCCTCATCATCATTAGGACGGAATCCAACATGCTTCTCCATCTCTTTAATTTCTTCCACCATCATCTTACACCACTGCCGACGGAAAAGAGGCACCGTATAAATCTCAGGAAAGACTCGCTTACACATCTTGTTGATAGCAGTCTTACCCAGGTCCTCCTTGCCTTCGCTGGCCCTGTATTTGGCTATAGCTGGAACGGATTCCTGGACGGCATCATACAAGGCATGATTGATCGGCCAGTTGGAGGTCATCGAAAGTAAGTAGTTCTTTATCTGATAAGTCATAGTTTGCATATTCTTACACAAAACTATAAACTGGTCCAGACAAATTTAACGGGAAAACCCATGAATACTATAGAAGAAAAGCCACAACCGGACCGTCAGCGTAAAAGCCTGGCAGTTGACCAACACACCTATGATCTGCTGCAGGAAATTTGTTTTGACCAGCGCCGATCTAAGATTGACCAGCTGAAGATATTGATCGAGCATGAGCACGATCGTTTGTTTCTTGCTGCGGGGATTGATGCGTGAATTTTTTTAATAAGGCGGGGTCGTCAAGACCTGTACCACAAAGCTACCAGCCAGTGCTGGAAGCGTCTGAGGTCATTGACTTATTTTCTAGGCTAACGCTACACCAGCAAGCAGCTTTACTGCGACTTGTGAGCCGCAACATGGTTATTGACCTGGGTGACGACAACCGCTATATGGGTTATGAGTTTGACTACAATGTAGAAGGCGCAATGATATCTGTTACGCCCTCTGTTGAAGAAGACTAAACTAAGGCTGCAATACCACCGCTATTAGCTTGCATCCGCGAGGCCAGTTCCCTGTCGGCTTCATTTGGAACCACGGTTGGCGATAGACCAGGTTGAAACGAGCTAGGTGCTGACAAGCCACCTGACTGTGGCAATGGCTCAAACATCGACTGCGATGAATCACCAACCTGCGGCAATGAAGATTTTAGGTTATCCATCCTGGACAAAAGCTCTTCTCTGTTAGGCAATAACTTGTCAGCAGTGCTCTTAGGAACCACTGTACGGAACGCTGCCTCGTTATCTACAGGGACCTTTGGCGTATTGCCGTTAGTAGTAGATTTCTGCCAGTCAATAGGCTCAATAGTTTCAACCTGCAGTCCCTGCAGCAAAGCCTCTATGGGCTCAAGTAAATCGGGGTATTGGTCGGCGATCACCAGTAGCCGGCGCACATGCTGAGGGAACGACTTTGGATTATAAGCTGCAGTCTCTAAGCCTTTTGACATCCACCGCACAAAAGAGGGGTTAGTAAATAACTTAGCACCCATAGCCGGCGCTATAAGGCCACCCAATCCCATTTCAAACCCTGTACCTGACAGCAGCCCTCCAAACTCAGAGGCTACGGTAGAAAGCGTTCCTGCACCATACAGCAGTTGACCAGACCCTGAAGGGTTAGCCATTTGAGCAGCTGTAGAGTTTATGCGGTTCATTGTAAATATTAGATCATCAAGGGCAGGCTGCAGATCTGCATGCTTCGTGCCTCTAAACAAAACGTCTTGAGCTTCTTTTGAGAGACCAGATTTACCCTGGAAGTTGTTCAAGAAGGTCGTTACAGAGAACCCCTGGTTACGAATATATTCATCACCAGTCTTAATTGCATCACCAAGCTCGACTGGATTTAATCCTGCTGATCCAGGAAGGCCCATCTTTCCTAACAGGTAACCAGATACAACATCAAATTCTTCTTGAGTGTAAAGGCTCTTTAGTTTCTTCAGCCTAGCAGCAGAATCTGAGGTTCCGCTAAGGGCATATTTTAATGCGCCTACAGCGTCCTCTTTTCCCCTTTTAAGGAAGTTATTTAGGAACGTGATATCCCCATCATCAGCCATGTTTTTGGCCACAAAAGCCTGGGCGGCTTGATACTTTTTGATTATATCTGAGGCTTGTTTAGCCGCTATCTTGGGGTCAAACATGTCCATTTGCTTAGCTGCAGCAGATTCTATTAGAGCGTCTAGGTCCTTCTGCATCATTCCAGACAACGCTTCAATTTGGGTCTTTATGTCAAACCCAGCCCCACCTTCTCGTTGCAGTGCAGCAACCAATGACGGATCTCGGAGCATTTCATTGATGCTGCTTCTCAACCCTCTGATCTTGTCAAATGTAAGCGTTCCTTCCCCTGCCTCTCTTAACATTCTGGATGCATAATCCATA